CTTCTCTTTGCTGAAGCGCAACTTGCATTTGCTTGTTTTGCTCCAGAAGCTTTTCAATTTCAGCTTCACGTTCCTTCTTTTGAGAAACTAGCTGACGAATCCTTTTTTGTGCGCCCGAAGTCTCTACGCCTTCAAGAGCTTGTTCTTCGTCTGTTTTTTCTTCTTCTTCTTGTTTTTCTTTTACCTGTTCTTTAACAGGTTCTTCTTGTTCGACTTCAAGAGGCAGTGATTGTTGTTCTTCTTGCCCTTCAATTTCAATTTCAATTTTTTCTTCTGGTTCGGCCTGATTAGGCTCAATTGTCGTCCATTCATCTGACATTGTATTCTCCTGTTTTACGTCCATAGCGAAATAGACGGATTACGCTTTACACTGTATATTATACAGCATGGTTTTTATTTATACAAATTAGTTTGATAAATTAAATGTAGGATCTAAATCTTTAGCATCTTCAACAATCATTTTGATTTCATCGTCAAAAATTAGAAGAAGCTGTACACCCTTATATATAAATCTATTGCCACTATGCTTACCATAACAAACATAGTCACCCTCTTTACACCAGGGGCGTTGTTTAAATTTTTCATCACCATAGGCAAGAGTACCTACTTTTAGAACCCGACCAACTGTTGTAAGATAAGCCATGTCCTGTTTGGTGGAATCTGGTAGTAATATACCACCTTTAGTTTTATTCTTAACCGATACTGGTCTAACAAGGATGTGATATCCTGGTATTTGTGGAAGTACCTCTGGATCTGGAACTTCTTCGTCGGTAATAAATTCGTCATTTTTAAAAGCACCTGATACTGCTTGCATGTTAATCCTCTTCTACGTATTTACTAATATAATCTTTTAGTATATTTAAACTAGATTCGATTCCTGCAATTCTACCTACGCTTTCTCTGTAACTATGATAATCTGAACTTCCACCATATGCAAGTGAATTTTTAATATTTTCTATTTCTTTTTGCAATTCTTTTGCAATTTCTTCATATAACATTAGTCAATACCACCCTGCTTAATTAAATCCATTAGCAAGTTTGCAGTTGCTTTAGATTCCTCAAGCTCATTGGCATCCTGTGCTTTAAGAAGATCACCAAGTAGTTTCATAGCTTCAATAGCTCGTTTGTTGCTACGGTCTTCTTCTTTCTGCATAACCTTAATTTGTTCTGATGCCCCTGCTTTTTGTGCATCAAGAACAATTTTTTGTTCTTTAAGATCAAGGTCACGGTTTTTAAGAGCGGCATTAACCTGTTCTTTAGCAGCAAGAGTTTGATTTTTCTCTTGTTCAACTTGCAATCTTTGAGATTCAATTTGAACCATTTGCTGTTCAGGCGTCATACCGCCACCCTGCATAACTTGTGCATGCATTTGTTGTAGCTGTTGTGCAGCCTGTGCCTGTATCATTGCTTCTGGTTCTGGCATTTGTGCAAGTTGCTGTTGAACCTGCATAGCCATTTCTGGATTTTGAGCAACTACTTGCTGTCCTTGCTGAACCATGCCACCAAGTTGTTCTTCATAAGCCATTAACATGTGTTCTGAAATATTAGACTGTAGAGCCGCAGCAATCTTTGGGGCTGCAGGATTCTGGGCTGTTGTTGGGTCTTGAAGATAGGCAGTTTTAAACTGAACATGTGCCTGATGGTTTTGTCCTGTAAATGCTTTAATAGGCTTGCCTTGAGACACACTAATAATATCTGACATTGGGTCTTGAGGCATTGCTTCTTCTTTACGAGGCATAAGCTTGTCTACATCAGGAACATTGGCAGCTGTTAAAAGCATACGGTTAATTTGTTCCATGTCAAACATGTCAGGTGGCGACTGTGCAGCAATCTGCTGTACCATCTGGATCAACATCATACGCTGTGCATTAGACGGAATATTAGGATCAGAGACAGGAATAACATCTACACACTTATTAAAGTCTGCCTTAAAAATCTTTTCTTGAATCCCTGGAAGATCATACGGATATTCATTTGGCAAATACTCTGAGTCAATTCTTTTAAGAATCTTAAATTCATCACGCTGTGCTTTGTGAAGTCGTTTGTGAATAGCAGAAAAGAATTTACTAGATGCCTCAAGCAATGCCATAGTTGTACCTACAGGGCCATAGCCACCGCTGTCTGCAATAACTTGCTCTGTGCTATCAGCAAACTTTTGACCTGCGCCTGTCACAAAAGACAGCATATTAAACAAAGTCTGTGAGGGTTCTTTAAATGGCAAGGGTATAATTGCCTTACTCAAATCTACTCCAGTAGCCTCTACCTCTTTAAACTCACCTGGTGCAATAGGGTCGTTATCTCCGACCATACGTACTCCTTTAGCTTTAAAGCCGCCAGGTAGATTGGCGAACTGACCAGCATCCAGCAGACTACGCATAGCAGCAGTGGCAGACATAGTAAGATTGCCAAGAAAGTGAATAAGCCCCAGCCCATAAAACCCAAAGCCAGGAACATAACGGTAATGGGTGAAGTGTAATTTTTTGATATACTTTTCATCGCCTTCATTCCAGTTTCTTCTAATAGATAAAACTTTACCTGATTGTTCTTCAACTGTTACAATGTAAGGACAGGCAACATCACCACTGTGCATTTTGTCTTCTGGCATTTCCAGATAACAGTGTTGCTCTAGTAAAACATATTGTTCGTCATTGTCGCTGGCAGGAGACAGCCCAAGAACTGTGTCCATTTTTTCTGCCATGCCTGACAGATTAGGAATACCTGCCTCTGGCAATTCAATATCTGCATACATACCTGCATTAATCTGACGAGCAAGTTCTATAGGACTACGATATACTACATGCGTATATCTGTCTGCTCTCATAAGATCAGTTGCATAGTAAGAAACATAGAACTGGTCAATAGGAACAAACTCACTAACAGGGCGACCCAAACTGGCATCATAATAAATCTTCTTAATTGCAGAGCCAATCAGGGGTAGGTGAAACAACATGCGCTCAAACTCATCGAAGTATTCAGGCATCTGTTCTGTTAACTGATAATTCATAAAGTTTTGGACACGATTTGCTTGCTCTATTCTTTCAATTGTTTCTTGTCCAACAACTTGTGTTTTAACTGGCCCTTTGGATGGGAATAATTCTTGTGAGGCTTTAGACTGAAACTTAACTGCAGACTCAATCAATAGGGGGTGTACAGCTGTGGCTGCACCCTCAAATGGTTCAGTTGTGTCTTCTAGTTTAAGTCCAAGCAGATCAAAGCCACGTTCAAACATAGATTCCCATTCTGCACGAGAATCCTTATCTGCCTCAAACTTGTCAATGACCATATTGCCGATTTCTTCTAGTCGGTCATCATCAAGATTTTCGGCTAGGTTTTCATAAAACCCTGCATTCAAATCTATTTCAATTTCTAGTTCTTCTGAAATAGGTTGAAGGTCTACAATAATTTCTCCTGTATCAGGATCAATCTCAATGTTGGCTTCGCCTGTCATTTCTTTTTCAACATTAAGTTCCACAACATTGTCTTGTGGAATCTGATCGAAGGGATTACGTTCTGTAGCCATTATGCTTTTTTCCTAGCCTGTGTTTTACGTTTCATTTGTTCAATGTATTTTCTATACACAGAACTGGCACCAGTTTTACCTGCTACCTTTGCTCTCTGCTCCATAGCAATTGCTGCTTGTATCTTGTGGGCATGAGTTTTACCACTAGCCTTAATCTTTCTGACGCTTGCTTCTGCGTCTTTTGTAGTGGCAAACTTTAATCCACGTATTGTTCCTTTAGGGTTTTCATCGGTATATAAATCCGAATGCTTTTTACTTCTTGCGGGTTGTCCCTTTTTACGAGGTATACGAGGTGCCATAGCCAATATTATACCACTAAGTTCTCCAGTATCCAACCCTTTTTGTTCTTCTAGGATTATAATCATCTTCCCAGTCTGGATCTTCTGGGTGTGTTACATTCCAACTATCTCGCATATAATGAATAGCCATAGTCATTGCGTCCACCTGGTCATCATGTGCGCCATTGGGAAAGGCTAGTGACTCGTCGTATAAATCCTTTGCCCACTCCTTGCCTTTCGGGATGTAGATACGACCCGACTCCATAAGAGGCGTAGCGGCATAGACACGTGATACCTTGTCCCTGTCAGGAAGGTAGTCCAGAACAGGTAATCCAGCGAGGCGCATATCCTGAAGCAACGATTGACCAGAAGCCTTCTTCTCAATGATACACACATCTGGCTTGTGTTTTTGGTATAGATGTTGTGCCGTGCGGCGAAGGTCAGGATACTCAAACCGTTCCTTAACATTTCCGAGAAGTATGAGGTTGGGAACGACATATTCCCCACCATATCCATCTTCTTCGACTTGGTGGAATATGCCCCATGTCTGGATAACACTATAGTCTGCCGTCTTTTTAATAGAGAAGGCTGTGTCATAGGTCTGGATAATAAATTCACACTGGGGTGGATCTTCGTATTCCCACCACTGAAACCAGTTCTTTTTGATAATCCCACCCTCGTCTGGCGATGGGTTCTGCATGTATAGCGCATCCCAGTATCTGCTCCCATTACTTGCTCGTATTTCTTGTTCGTCTAGTTTTAATACTTCGTCTGGCTTCCACTCTGGAAAATATGAAGAGCCTTCTGGTAGACCCAGTAAGTCTGCTGCAGTCTCGTCCAGCCATGCAGGGATACTAATTACTTCCCACGGCTCTGTCGTAAACTCTGACTCTTGCTTGAGCAGCCAGCCACACAAGTCATCAAAGTGATATCTTGTATTAATAATAATAATAGAACCATTAGGCATCAGACGAGTACGCAGACCAGAAGGCCACCACTCCTTGATGTATCTACGCCCTGCCTCACTAAAGCTGTCTTCTTCTGACATAACGTCGTCCAGCAGGGCTAGGTGTGCGCCACGACCTGCAATCTGTGACCGCACACCTGCTGCATAGTAAGAGCCATTGTGGTTTGTCTTCCACTTGCCAGCTGCCTTAACGTCACTTCGGAGAGACACTCCCTTGAATGTACGCTGAAACTCTTCTGTATTAACAATGTCCCTGACACTACGTCCAAAGTCACTAGCCAGTTGGTCACTGTGTGAGACAGACATAATCTCGTGGTTAGGTTCTCTGCCTATATACCAGGCAGGAAATATCTTACTGGTAATAAGACTCTTACTACTACGAGGGGGTAGGAAGACCATAAGTCTTTTAATCTCACCGTCAGCTACCTTCTGTAGCCTGTCACATAGTAACTCAATATGCCTACCCATCTTAAAGTCTGTAACCAGGGTAGGGGCTGTCTTACGGACAAATGTAAGGAAGTCTGTCTTAGCCTTTGCCTTAATATATCGTTCCATATTAAGTTTAAAGTCTATATAGTTTTTAAAATCAGGAACAGGCTTTGTTTCAGTTTGTAATAATTCGTGATCTTCCAATGTATCTTTTCCTATGAATCAGTATTGTAAGAGTATAGAAAGTATGCTATACTAATTTTACTTTAAAGTAAAAGGGTGCAATAGTTATACCCTGGTTCTTGTGCTGCCCCCGCTGTACATGTAATTATATATCATTAACTCTAGCTATACAAGACAAACTACATACCACTTCGGATGCCCCCGTCCGTGGTGGTTTTTTTTTATGATATACCCTCTTATTTTTTTCTAGTAATAGAGCAGTGTTTTTGTAGTTTTATTTTTAGAAATAATACCCCACCCCCTGTCTATGAAAAGGTTCCTAAATTTGGTCAGTATATGGCAGGGGTAATATATATATATATACAGACAAAAATTTTTTGTGGGCGGGTCGGTTGCGAATGATTCTTAAAAACATTCTAAATTGGGCAAGAATCCTTTTTGCGAATGATTATCACTTACGAAAGAGAACAAAACGTGAACAAACATTTCACAAAACTGTCACAAAACTGTAATAAAACTGTAACAATAGGTTGCTATTCTAAAAACAATAAGAGGGAC